GAACAATGTCGTCACGTGGCTGAAGTCGGGAACATCGCCTGTGGGTGATGAGAGGTTCACGATGCGGACGTCGAAGACTCCGACCGGTAAGGTCAAGTCGACGATCAAGCTCGTGCTTCCCAAAACCCAGGACGTCGAGATCAGTGGGGTCACCCGCCCGACCGTCGTGAGCACTGCTGTCATTGACATCAGCTTCACTTCGGACGCAACGGCCCCCAATGCCGATCGCTATGAGATGCTCGACCTGATTCGGAGTATCTTCGATTATTCGAAGAATCCGGACTTGTCGAACTCCGTGGCTCTCGGCCAGGCCTTCTACTAAGAAGGTGCCGCTTCGGCGGATATCTCGAAGCAGGAAAGCTTGGTGGGTGAGATACCTCACGAACCCGAACTTTATGTTCGGGTTTTGTGCGGGAATCGCTCACCGCGACCTCCTGCGTGTCCTGTTAACGATTCTTCAGAACGTTAACATACCATAAAGGATTACCTTATGGCTAAACAGGCTTCTACTTTATCTAAGATCAAAGTAGACATTCCTAGCGACTTAACGGAGCAATACATTCAACGTCTTTTGGGTCTTCCCAAGTCGGTGAAAACCGATTATCTCCATTTGGAGATGCTGACGAAGTTTGTATCCCGAGACACTGACCCGCCAGAACAAAGGCGGGCGAGAGCCATTGAAAAATGGCTTTCAACCGAGTCTCGGAATGAAGTCACAAATGAGCGTCTAATACAAACCTCTCCGGATTTCCAAATCTTCCGGGGAGTAGACTACTCAGACTTCATGGCTTTTGCCTCTGGATTGGTCATCCAGATCATAGGTGAAGTTCCTCCGGAGGAGGCCCTTATCGGGGCCTTCAGTGGGGGAGCATCGACGAGTCGGCTACGTACCGCAAGCCATCCGGCTGCTAAGTACGTCGGAAAAGCACACGTCACTAGCCGTGCTAGAGAGGTTTGGTCGGAGTTATCCGACCTTATTCCTATCTGGCTTGGTGAACAGGCTAATCCTCTCGAAATAGAGGAAGTCTGTGGCAATGTGTTGTTCACAGTCCCAAAGAAAACCGACATAGACAGGGTGGCTTGTAAAGAGCCGGACCTGAATATGTATGTTCAAAAGGGTATAGGCAACTACTTCCGTAAGTGCCTATTACGTCACAGAATAAACCTTAACGATCAGTCGATAAACCGGTCGTTAGCACGGCTCGGCTCAATTAACAATTCACTTTCTACGTTGGATCTTTCCAGCGCGAGTGATAGTGTTAGCCGAGAGCTGGTTTTCCAGCTTCTTCCCGTGTTCTGGCACACCCTTCTGGATTCCGTAAGAAGTCCAGTAACCGTCATTGACGGTGTTGAGCATCGGAACGAGATGTTCTCGTCGATGGGCAATGGTTTCACGTTCGAACTAGAGACGTTAGTCTTCTATGTTCTTGCGAGAACCACGGCCTACTTCAGGGGCGTCCCGGGTGTCATTTCTGTTTACGGTGACGACATCATATGCCCTCGTGGCATCTCCGAAGATCTCACCTGGGTCCTCAACTACTTCGGTTTCGAGGTTAACACCAAGAAATCGTTTGTTGAGGGTCCTTTCCGTGAGTCTTGTGGTGGTCACTATTACAACGGTTTTGACATAACTCCTTTCTATATCAGAAAACCTTTGGATAACCTAATTGATGTCATACACGCAGCTAACCAGCTGCGTCAATGGGCTCAATTTGACAGTACTAAGTACAGAGGGATTTCGCCCTATGTCGAAATACTGAATCCAGAGGTTGAAGATCTTTGGCTTTGGCTAAAGAGCTTCGTCCCTGATATTCTTTGGGGTGGTGTAGATACATCTTTCAAATACCAACTTGTGTCATCTGACACGCCTCGGTATAGGATAACGGAAGATACCCAAAAACGGGGTACCGGTTATGGAGGATATCTACATTGGCTTAATGCCACTTGGGAGCGGAATAGCTTAAACGAAGCGGTTGAGACTTCGCGTCGCAGCCGCGGAACGGGAATTT